GTTTCCCAGTCACGATCGGCGCCGCGGGCCCGGGGGCCATGGTTTCGGTTATGGCCGCATCCATGGCCTTTGTCGGTGGTGGCAATGGGATGGCTCCGGCTGCTCAAGCATCCATCGTGGCCGAGCTGATATTCGAGTGCGCCATAGCCGCCGAATGCCCTGGGCCAGCGGGTGGTAGCGCGCTTATTACGGATTGCACGTTCCTCAGTGGTTCTCTCGTGAGCAACACGGCTCTGCTGGGCTCTCGGGCGGCTTCGACGGCTCTTGACGGCACCCGCACCCAGGATACGGATTTGTCGGGGTCCCTGGAGAGTAGTATAGCGTTGAACGGCAGTCGGACGGTATCGACCGCTCTTGTTGGAGATCGGACCCCGTGTCCGTAGCCCAATGGTAGAGAAGAATCAAAATGCGGAGTTTTACCTGAACAACAGGCATGACCTGGTGTTCACGATTCCGAACATCGACCTTACCTCTGGCCACACTCTCCAGTGGGCCTTGGCTAACGTGTCGGAAGAGGGGAACGTTGCGGTTAGCTCTCCCATCCTGAAGAAGACAAGTGCTTCGGCGCTCGAGATTACGGTTTCGTATAGCAGCCCGGATTCAACAGTGACCGTGATTGTTCAGGAAGACGACACGGTGAATTTTAGTCCAGGGACCTACCGGCAGCAGCTTGAGGACGTGGATTCGAATTCAGATCCGGTGATGCTGGCGGAAGGCGATGTCACACTACTCCCGAACATCGACGATACTGCATGAACTTGACGGAAGACGACAAGCTGAAGTTGGCTACGGCGCTGCTGCTCTTTAAGGAGATGAAGGTGCAGTGCTATGGATCAAATCCTGCCGCTGCCCGAATGGAGATGGTTACGTTCGTCCGCGACCTTGGTCTTGAAGATGCCTTCGGGAAGGTGTGTGTAGCTTTTCCGAGGGTGGTTGTGGAGCTAAAGGATTGAGGATGACTGGAGACCCCTATGGCAACGCTGACTGTAGGAACTAACAGCTATATCACCGTTGCTGATGCGGACGCCTATTTGGATCAGTCCCCCCGGGCAACCGACTGGGCGTTCCTTGGTGCGCAAGACAAGATCCGCGCTCTAATCGGAGCTTATCGACGCCTTGAGCGCGAAGACTGGGCCGGGTCGAAGACGAACTCAGCGCCGACGCAGACCCAAGCATTTCCCCGCACCGGGCTGGTGAATAAGGAAGGCGAGACTCTTGATAGCGGGACGGTTCCGCAGTTCATTAAGGACGCTCAAGCTGAGTATGCCTTTGAGTTGAGTCAGGACCCTGATCTTGAGGCACAGGCGAATACAGGTAGCAACGAGAAGCGACTTCGGGCCGGGTCCGCGGAGATTGAGTTCTTCCAGCCGACTATTGGGTCGGCGCAGTCGACCACGTTCCCGACTGCGGTTCAGGAGATCATTGGATGCTTCCTGGAGAGCGGAGCAACCTCCGGGGGAACGATCGGTGGAGTATTTACATCGGGCACGGACGGAGTAACAAGCTTCACGAACCCATGTGATCCCGGTCTTACGGAGGGGCTGGCATGAGCCGCGACTGGTTTAGTCGTCTGAGCCCAGCTGGCCGCGTGGGCTTTGTCATTACAGCAATCATCGTTCTTGAGTTGTTGGTGATTGGTGCTTTTTTCTTGTTCGGTGCGGGGTCATGAAGAAGTTTTTCGACTGGATAGAGCGTTCGGATTCTTCGGTCATAGCTGCCGCTGCGGTCGTGACTCTTCTGATCCTGATCTTTCTCATAGCTTTCGCTACGGTGGTAGGGGTGCTGTAGATGGCAACACCGGACATCTTCCGCGTCAAGTTGGCCCAACGGATCGACCGGGCATTCCGGGGCCTTACGTTCACGATCATGCTAAGCAAGGTTGTGGCAGGCAGCCGGACTGCAGGCTCTCTTACTGGCGGGACCAACAACACCAGGACGAGTCATTCGGCCCGCGGGTTTGTTGAGGACTTCAGCGCTCGGGAGATCAATGGGACCAGTATTAGATCCGGCATGCGTCGGATCATCCTTTTTGGGGCAAGCATCAGTGGTGGGGTGGAACCATCTTCGGGAGACTTTCTCACCGCGGAGAACCAAGTCTACATCGTAACGAATGTTCAGCGAGATCCGGCCGGCGCCACATTCACATGTGTGGTTCGGCCGCAGTAGGAGAGGGAAATGGCATTCTCGATACATGAGACGGAGTCGGCAAGTCGGCGTCGTCCTGAAAAGACAATCATCCTTTCGGATACGGCGCTGAACTCATCGTCGAAGGCCTTGTCCTTCAATGGGACGGTGAACGAGGGAACGCGCATGCGTATCGTGGGGGTTCGGGTGGAGTACACCGCCACGGCCACGGTAGGTACACGTCGTCTGGTCCTTGAGATCACAAGCGAGACCGACGTGGTGGGCGTCATCCAGATTAGCGCCTCGATCACAGCTGGGACCTCCGTCAACTTCCACGCGGCCCCGGGTCTTGCGGCTGGTGGGGGATCGGACGTCACCCACGTTAATCTCCCGAACGAGATCTACGTGATGGCGGCTGGTGGAATCCGGGTCCGGGATGTGGCGGCGGTGGATGCCGCTGCTGATGACATGGTGGTCCATGTCACGGGAGTGGTTGATTGACCGACATCATTGATCCGGAGGGAAGGTTGGAGCGGCTTCTTTCCGGTGCTCGCCAAAGCTTTCGTGACTCCTTCTTGGAGACGGTCCGCTTCATCCGGAATGAGCGGACGTTGGCCGAGCTTGAGGACCTCCTCTCCGCGGGTCGGTTCGACGAGGCTCTTGCTTCCGCTGCCGCCGCGGCGGAGCGGCTATCCGCAACCTGGGCTGGTGTATTCGTTGACTCAGGTAAGGATACGGGACGGTTCGTGTCTCGATCGTTCGGGGTGCTGGCTGATTTTGACCAGGTCAACGAACGTGCGGTACGGGTCCTACGGCAGAACCAATTCCGGCTCATCAACGGGTTTACGAGGACCCAGCGGGAGGCAACCCGGAACGCCTTGGCTGAGGGAACGGCGCGTGGCATTAACCCTCGGGCCCAGGCGCGGCTATTCCGGGACACTGTGGGCCTAACCCCCAAGCAGGTGCAGTCGGTCAACAACTTCCGCCGTCTCTTGGAGTCGGGATCGCGGCAATCCCTCAATCGAGCACTCCGGGACCGACGCTTCGATCCGACGATCCGGGCTGCTCTGAGAGGGGACAAAGTCTTAACGTCCGCCCAGATAGATAGGATGGTCGGCAGGTACAGGGAAAGATTCGTGCAGTTTCGTGCCGAGACGATTGCTCGGACCGAAGCACTCAGCGCCGTGCACGCCGGATCGAAGGAAATGTACGACCAGGCATTCGACAACGGGACGGTAAATCCCGCTGACGTAGTTCGTACTTGGTTGACGGCAGGAAGCGGTGTGAGGGATTCTCACGTAGACATGGAAGGTCAGGAGCGCGGAGCCCAGGAAGCTTTCCTTTCTGGGCAGGGGAATCTCCTGCAATTCCCTGGCGATCCATCCGCTCCTGTTGAAGACATCGCCCAGTGCCGTTGTGTGGTTACTACGAGGATCAGGACTGCATGAGCGACATCGCCAAGAACACTGAAGGCCTGCACGACGTTACGGAGCCGATGTTCAAATTCGATGAGTCTCTGGGAGTTATCTTGGGCTGGGCTATGGTCTCGAAGATCAACGGCAAGGACTACTTCGATCTTCAAAACGACAACATTACAGAGAAGGCCGTTTTCAATTCGTCGGTTGAGTTCATGCTTAACGGCCGCGCGATGAAGATCATGCACAAGGGCGAATCGGTCGGTATGACCGTGATGGCCTGGCCTATGACTACGGAAGTGGCAAAGGCCATGGGCATTGAATCTCGGATAAGCGGATTGATGGTGATGGTGAAGCCTGATTCCGAAGCTGCGTTGGAGAAGGCGCGCTCCGGGGACTTCACCGGTTTCAGTATCGGCGGAAGCCAGGTGGAGTTCAGCGATGTCGACTAAGCATCACGGGGCATCGGGGGAAGGCAGACGGCGCCGTCGTCGTCGGAATGAGCCAAAGCGGAAGAGGATTGAAAGCTTCCGTCTTGATGAGATCAGTCTGGTTGACCGGCCCGCTCAGGAGCCGGCCTTGATCACCCTTATGAAGAGGGAGGATGGATCGGTGGATAAGACTAATGGCAAGGTGGAGAAGTCGCCAAGTATCAGCGATAACCGCCAAAATGCAATTACCAGCGCGGAGGTTGGGCACTCTCACCTCGTGGCTATGGATGGCCGAGCCGGTCAAACGTCGTTTGCTACAAGTGAGGGGGAGGACTTCCCTCACGCGCATCCTTTCATAATCCTGGAGGATGGGACGGTGCAGATCGGCGAATCAGAAGGGCATTCACACACCATCGCGGCTGTTAGCAAAAACAGTCCCGAGGGATCAGTAGAATCCGAGGGTGCGGAGCCTTCGGACGGGACCGACGCTCCGAAAAGCGTCAGCAAGGAAGCCGCCGACGGTGGCGAAGGTAAGACGGAGAGCAGCATGAGCAAGGAAGAGACGACTCCGACCGCCGCTGATCTGGAAGCGGTGAACAAGAAGCTGGAAGACGCTCAGGCCGAAGCAGCTCTGTTCAAGTCGATCAGCGAGCTGAGCGATGCGGAGCGGAGCCACTACAACGGGCTTGACACTGACGATGCCAAGAGTGAGTTTCTTGGCAAGTCGGCTGAAGATCGCAAGGCGGTTCTTGAGAAGGCGCAGGATTCGGACCCGGTGGTCTACAAGTCGGCC